GCGTTTATTATGTTGATGAATCCAGGCTTTAGTGTGGGCCCGCATCACCGTGTATTGTGTGATGAGTTAATGAAATTAGAAAAGAATGAGATTGATCGTCTTATGATTTTTATTTCACCTCGTGCATCTAAATCTTTAATTACTTCTACATATTTTCCAGCGTGGGCTTTAGGACGTAACCCATACTGGCAAGAGATTGCTGTATCTCACAGTGATGATCTTGCAACTCGTTTCGGTAGATCTATTCGTGATATCATAACTTCAACTGCATATCAATCTATCTTTCCTAAAATAAATATTCGTAAAGATAACCGCTCGGCAAACAGTTGGGCATTAGAACATAACAAGAATCAAGCTGGTTCGTTTCTCGCGGCCGGTTCTGGATCTGGTATTGCAGGTTTTGGTGCCCATCTAGCTATAATTGATGACCCTATATCAGAGCAAGATGCTTATTCAAAGACTCGAAGAGAACATTTGAATAACTGGTACGCTTCAGGATTACGTACAAGGCTTATGCCTGGTGGTAAAATTGTGCTAGTGATGACCAGATGGCATGAAAATGACTTAGCTGGTCATCTTTTAAAGGCTGAAGATAGCGGAGTTATGGCAGATAAGTGGTCTGTTGTTAGTATTCCTGCCCTAAATACTACAGAATCTAACAAAAAACTTACAAAAGGTAGGACAGATCTAATAAATCAAGGCTATTTAACAGAAGAATACCCTAAAATTAAACGTGGTGAGTCCTTTTGGCCCGCATCTGACCAGAAAGATGGGTTTTGTTGGACTACTGAAGAGCTTATTCGTACCAAAAACAACACACCTGCCTTTAAATTTGATGCATTGTACATGCAATCTCCTACAAATGAGGAAGGTGGTATCATAAAAGACAAATGGTGGCAAGATTGGGACAAACCTACACCGCCTGAGTGTGAATATATTATACAATCATGGGATACTGCGTTTTCTACACGTACTACAGCCGATTATTCTGCAGTAACTACGTGGGGAATCTTTAATTCTGGCTTTGATATGCCAAATGTGGTGCTATTGGGGGCAGAAAGAGGGCGTTGGGACTTTCCAACCCTACGTGAAAAGGTAGTTAGTAAGTTTGATCAGCATGATCCCGATACAGTATTGATTGAGAAGAAAGCATCTGGACAATCTTTGATTCAAGACCTGCGTATGACTGGTATTCCTATACAAGATTACCAACCTGACAGAGATAAAGTAGCTAGAACTTATGCTATTACATCATTGTTCCATAACGGTAGAATTTATGCCCCCTTTAACAAATCATGGGCACGAGAAGTAATGGACGAAGCTAGAACATTTCCGGCAGGGGCACATGATGACTATATGGATACACTAACACAAGCATTATTATGGATTCGTAACGGTGGATACGTCACACACAAAGATGATACGTGGCTTGACAAAGCGGAAGAAAGTATTTATAATAGAAACCGTAGAGCATTTTATTAACAGGGAGACTTTAAGGAAACAGAATGGCAATCGAAAAAGTTATTACTCCAGATTTGGACACACCTACAGTTGAAATACCAACTGATGAAGATATACAATTAGACGAAGCAGGCAATGCAGAAGTAACATTGCAAGATGATCAAGCTATGGCTGAGGCAGAAGCAATGGGTCTCATGGATGACATGATGATGCCTATGGCAACTGAACACGATGCAAACTTGGTTGAATTTATGGAAGAGCAAGATATTACAGAACTTGCTAATGAGCTATATGAAGGATATCAAACAGATAAAGAAGCTCGTGGTGAATATGATGAGATTGCAGAAGATGGTGTTAACTTATTAGGATTGTCTTATGATGATTCTAGTCAACCATTTCCTGGTGCATGCGGATCTACACATCCAGTTCTTGCGCAATCAGTAGTTAAGTTTCAAGCAAAAGCTTTTAAGGAATTGTTTCCAACAGAAGGTCCAGTTCGTACTAGAATAATGGGAGTGCAGACTGATCAAAAAATGCAACAAGCTAATCGTGTTAGAGATTTTATGAATTGGCAAACACAAATTCAAATGCCAGAGTATGGTCCTGAACTTGATCGTTTATTATTTCATACAGCTTTGTATGGTTCAGCATTTAAGAAAACTTATTGGGACGCAACTTTAAATAGACCACGTACCGAATACATTAAAGCTCAAGATTTTTATGTAGACTATTATGCATCTAATTTAGAAACAGCAGAACGTTTTACACATAGATACACACTCTCTTCAAATCAAGTTAGAAAATTACAACTGGCTAAATTATTTGCTGATGTAGAATATACAGAAGATGCAGATATTCCAGAGTCAGCAGCAGACGAAGCTGCGAACGAAGCAGTTGGTTTAAGTAGTCCTGGTAACAACAGCGAGCGAGTAGAAATTTTAGAGATGCATGTTGATGCAGATGTTCCTGGTTTTGAAGATCCGACTGGAGTTAAACTTCCTTACATTGTTTACATGACTGCGGATCAAAAAGTTTTATCTATTAGAAGAAACTGGGATGTAGACGATCCATTTAGAAAAAAGAAATTATATTTTACACACTATACTATGATACCTGGTTTAGGTTTCTATGGTTATGGTTATTTACATTTAATTGGTGGTTTAACAAAAACCGCAACTTCATCAATGCGCCAGCTTATAGATGCTGGAACATTCGCAAATTTACCAGGAGGATTTAAAGCTCACGGATTACGTGTCTTAGCACCCGATGAACCTATTGCCCCTGGTGAATGGCGTGAAGTAAATAGTCCGGCTGGTGATCTTGGAAAGTCTCTACAACCTTTGCCATTTAAAGAACCGTCAAGTACATTATTTAACCTAATGCAATATGTAACTAACGCCGCGCGTGAGTTTGCAGATGCCACAGATAATGTGGTAGAATCTGGAAGCAATTACGGACCGGTCGGAACCACTATGGCTTTACTAGAACAGTCTAGTAAATTGTTTGCAGCGGTACATAAACGTATGCATGAAGCACAAACTAAAGATTTAAGAATTCTTGCAAGATTAGATCAAGAGTATTTACCAAATGTATACCCTTATGAAGTTGCAGGCGGGGCACAGCAAGTATTTAGTCAAGACTTTAATCTAAAAAGTATTGATGTAATACCTGTATCTGATCCTAATATGCCTACAGAAGCGCATCGTATTGCTAAAATAAACGCAATTATGTCTATAGCACAACAGAATCCTGCACAATATAACATGCAATTAATTAGTCAAGAGTTGTTTTCTGCTATGGGTGTTGAAGATCCTAAAAGATATTTAGCACAATCACAACCTCCATTTACTGGAGACCCTATTACTGAAAATATGATGGCTATGAAAGGTTCACCTTTAAAAGCTAGAATAGATCAAAATCATGATGCTCATATTATTGTACATGGAACTATGTTACAGAATCCAGCGTACAATGAAAATAGACAGATGGCACAAATATTAATGGCACACATTCAAGAACATTTATCTATGAAGTATAGACAAGAAATGGCTCAGATGATTCCTGATCCACAAATGCAACAAATGATTATGTCTAGTCCTATGGAACAACAGCCTGGTCAGCCTGGTCAACCTGGTCAAATGCCACCACAACAGCTTCCACCTGAATTAGAAAATCAAATAGCAATGATGTCAGCTGAAGCTTCAGATAAAGTATTACAACTTGATGAAGAAAAAGCTAAGATCATGGCAGGTGAAAAGAAAGATCCTCAAATTGAATTACAAGAAAAAGATCTTGCTTTACGTGCACAAAAAATGATGAATGATTTAAAAGTTCATGAAGATAAAATGGCTTTAGAAGAAGCACAAACTATTATTCAAGATGAAAACAAAGATGAAGATCGTAAACTAAAAGAAGATAAAATGATGTTAGATCAAATGAATAAAGAAAGTGAAATGAAACAAGAGCTTGTTGAAAAAGCAATGGATGTTGCAACACAAACAGGAGCTAGCGCAATTAAAATTAGCGGAGAAATCTAATGGTTTGGATTCTTACTGTTATGATGTGGTACGGAGGAGAAGAAACTAGAAACAGTTATCTTCAAGAAATGCAATTTATCTCCGAAGATGCTTGTCAACAATATTTATTTGATAATAAAGTTACATTGGTAGACAGTTTACTATTAAAGTTTAGAAACGTAGATGGAATGTCAATGCAATCATTTGAATATTTTTGTGAAGGTAAATTTGTAGAACTAGATGAAGTATGAAAAGATTAGACGTAGATGAAAACACCGCCATCTCGATGCCAGCGCGCAACCTTATTACTATTATTGGCGCTTGTCTTGTGGGTGCTTGGTTCGGGTTTGGAGTCATTGAGCGACTTAATAGTATAGAGTCAAATATATTATTAATGGAAAAAGATTTAGAAGCTGCAAATAATTTTATAGATGGAGTTCCTAAAGGAAA